ACGTCTAATACCTATGCTTACAACTATAATATAATTCAGAATTTCCAGGCTTTAAAATTTCAACTCTATACCGATTACGAAGGCATGGATACAGATGCTATCATCTCATCTGCTTTGGATGTTCTAGCCGACGAATGCACTATTAAAAACGAACAACACGAAATTCTTCAAATTAGATCTTCTGATGAAAACATCCAGAAGATACTTTACAATCTCTTTTACGATGTATTGAATATTGAATTTAACTTATGGTCATGGGTTAGGAATATGTGCAAGTATGGAGATATGTACCTCAAGCTTGAGATAGCCGAGAAGTTTGGAGTCTATAATGTAATACCTTTTTCTGCTTATACAATTATCAGAGAAGAAGGAATGGATCCAAAAAATCCTTCTTATGTAAGATTTAGGTTTGATCCTAACGCTATTGCATCTTCTGTTACAACAGGCTATTCTCCAATCTACAATATGAGAATGAGCGGTAATGAAGATATTGTTTTTGAGAATTATGAAATGGCCCACTTCCGGTTACTAGGAGATGTTAACTACCTACCTTATGGCCGTTCTTATCTAGAACCTGCAAGAAAGACTTACAAGCAGTTAATCTTGATGGAAGACGCTATGTTGATTCATAGGATTGTAAGAGCACCTGAGAAGAGAGTCTTCTATGTAAACGTTGGATCTATTCCTCCAAACGAGGTTGAAAACTATATGCAAAGGATGATTTCTAAAATGAAGAAAACTCCTTATATAGATCCTCAAACCGGTCAATATAATTTAAAGTATAATATTGCAAACATGCTTGAAGACTTTTTCATTCCCGTAAGAGGTAATGATCAGTCAACAAGAATTGATACAGCTAAAGGTCTTGACTATAACGGAATTGAAGACGTAGATTACTTAAGAGATAAGTTATTTGCAGCTTTGAGAATACCAAAAGCTTTCCTAGGCTACGAAAAAGATCTTACCGGTAAAGCAACTCTTGCTGCAGAAGATATTCGTTTTGCAAGAACAGTAGAAAGAGTTCAAAGTATTATAGTTAGCGAATTAACCAAGATAGCCCTAGTACATCTGTATACTCAAGGCTATACAAATGAATCTCTAGTTAATTTTGAACTATCTCTAACACCTCCTTCTATAGTATACCGTCAAGAAATGGTAGCTTTATGGAAAGAAACAGTTGATCTTGCAGCAGCTTTACAAGAAAACAATTTACTACCTACAGACTGGATATACGATAATCTATTTCAATTCAGCGAAGATAAATTCGACGAATTAAGAGAACTGCTTGTAGCAGATAAGAAAAGAACCTTCAGATTAAAACAAATTGAAGAAGAGGGTAATGACCCTGCTCAAACCGGTCAAGCCTATGGCACTCCTCATCAGATAGCAGCAATGTACGGAGGTAATTCAAATTATACAGCTGCTACAGGCGATGTCCCACAAGGCTACGATGATCTCAATCCTAATGAACCTGTTAAACTCCCCGGCCGTCCGGCTGAAAAGCAGTCTATAATTGGTACTGAAAAAGATCCTCTAGGTAGAGATAGGACAGGTGGTGCTGAGATGGGATCTGCCGGTAAAGCAGGAGAACAGGGAGGTATTCGGCCGAAGTATCAAGGAGGTTCTCCTCTAGCTCTTGAGAACTTAACTACAAAAGCGGTGTTTTTAAAAAATAAATCTTTCTTAGAAGCAATGTCTGGCCGTAAAATTAACCTTTTTGAGAATAAAACAGAAGAAGGTTTACTAGACGAGTCTAATTTGAAAGACGATATTGAGTAACTTCGAATATTTATAAGAGACTAATACTGTATAAAACATATGCAAACTCGGATTAAGCACAGCAAATATCGGAATTCCGGGATTTTATTTGAGCTTCTAATAAGGCAAATAACCTCCGATATGATGTATGCTAAAGAATCCAAGGCAATTGGAATTCTAAAGAAGTATTTCACCGGTACAGAACTAGCAAAAGAACTTAGCCTCTATAACTCTCTTTTAAAAATAGACAACCTAGCAGAGGGTAAAGCAGAAATGCTTATTAACACTGTCTGCGATCAAAGTAAAAAGCTTAATAGAGAGAAACTAGAAAAAGAGAAGTATAACCTTATAAAGGAAGTTAAAAAGCACTATAAGCTAGATGACTTCTTCAAGGCAAAGATAAAGGACTATAAAGTATCTGCTGCTATATATACTATCCTAGAAGCAGCTAACAGCAAATCAGTCGTTGATACAGACCAACTTTTCTCAAATAAAGAAATTGTTTTAGAGCATATAACTGAGAATCCTATCAATAAACTACCTGAAGATAGTCCGATAAAAGACTTTATTCAAGAAGATAGAGACGTTAAGGTTCTAACTTACAAATTTCTAGTAGAAAGGTTTAATCAAAAATACGATAATCTTTCCACTCAACAAAAAGACATCCTCAAAGAGTATATAAATAATATCTCAGATACAGTACAGCTAAAAGAGTTTTTGAATACAAAACTTATTGAAGTTAAAACCACTCTTACAAAACTCTCTTCAAAAGTCTCCAATAAAGTTACTGCGATTAAACTTCAAGAAGTTGTAAAAAATATTGAACCCATCCCCACTCGCCAAAGCATTAAAGATGATCATTTGATTACCCTAATGCAGTACTACGAACTAGTAAAAGAAATTAGAAATACTTTGACTAAATGAGTAAGGTAAAAGTAACTAAAGAAGGTCTATTTAGGACTATTAAGGAAGTAGTTAAGGAGAGTGGTGTAGCTAATGCAACTACTACAGGTGGTGCTAATTTTATAGCTGGTACTGGAGAGCAATATGCTACTCCTAAAGCGTTTAAGAAAAAAGTTAAAGAGTCAAATACATCTGCTCCGTTTGAAAAGAAATTCAAACACGGAACTCATCCCGATGCAAAAGTAATGGACTATAAAGAATTATGGGAAGAAGTACCTTATACAGATTTTAACCACGATAGAAGTGCACTTAAAAGTGCTTTTGTAGATCTATACCATAATAAAGTTTCTGATGCTAACGTAGTAGGAGATGCCTATGATGCTCTATTTGAAAAAGACCCCGCCGTTCTAGCTAAATTAGATGCTGCTAGAGAAGTGATTGAAAAGAATGCTACTGTAAATAAGAATTACTATTTAAGAGCTATCGATAATATTAAGGCTTACCTAACTCAAAATTTACAAGAAAGCTACTCTAAGTTTAAAACCGAAACTAAGACCCGGTCAAAACCCGAACAGTTTCACCAAGCAATGAAAGGTATTAAAAAGAAGGTACACGAAATAAATAAACTATTTGAATACAGTTCTCAACTTAAGTCCGAGTTATCTGAAGGAGAAGATCAATTCAAATACGGACAAAGAACTGAAGCTTTGATAGGTAAACTACAAAATAGCCTCAGAGAAGCTTTCAGAAAGGTTAGTAAATTTACTAACGAAAACCAAGTTGAAGAAGTGCTAACACAAGACGACTATCAAAAAGCAATGGAGATTCTAAAGCAGATAGAAGATAAAAGCCCGAAGATCTATAGAGCTATTCTTGATATGGTAGTTGATATCTACCCTCATAGCCATAGAGAAATTGAAGATCTCCTCAAACAATCACAGGTAAGTCTAAACGAAAAAGAAACTAAATAAACTGTTTTAAATTATGGCAAAAGGAACAAAAGGTGACTCTAGAAAAGTTACTTTCGGTAAGCGTAAATTAGGTAAAGCGCACAAGTCGTGGAATAAGAAAGATAGACGTGAGAGAAATTACAGAGGACAAGGGAGATAATAAATATTTATTAGTATAAATAATTACTAAATGACAATCGCAGAATCTTATAGAGAATATAAGGGTGGTAAGATTAATAAACAGCAGTTCATGGAGCGTGCTAGAAAAGACCACCACTTAAAAGGACTAGTAACCAACGTAATGTCTTTTCAAGATACGGTTAGAGTTCTCAAAAACAAAGGTATAATTAGTGAAGCTCTTGAAGCTCCTGGAGTATCTTTTCAAGACCCGCAGTTTAAGAAGATAGCTATCCCTGTAATGAACGATATGCTAGATGACTGTATGTCAAACTACGATGGCGATTTTGAGAACTGGGTAGAAAACGGAATGTCTCATCCTCCAATGAATGTACAGCAGGGATTAGAGCGTTTAGAGCAGATGAGCAGTCCTGAAGAAGTAGAGAAATTTATACAAGCTGCTTATAAAAAGATTCAACAGCATTGTGCTGGCGGAGTTAATGAAGTTGGTGCAACCAAATTCACTGATAGAAGTCCTAGATCTAAAGTTCAGACTAGAGCAAACGTAGTAAACCGGTTTAGAAAAGCAGCTACAGATGCAGAGACTGAAGAAGAGTATAGGGCCCTAGCTGATATGTACAAAAAACTTATTGACAAAGAAAGAAAGTCAAATATCTCACCTCGTGAAATCGAACAGATTTTAATTAAGCTTGGTAAGTTTGATACTGTAGTTGATATGGTGACAGGAAAAGGATTTACCCCTCCTGCACCTGCTTCTAAAGCACCTGAGAGGAGTGAAATGGATCCTGAATTGGCAAGCTTAATTAAACAAAAAGACGAGCTATTCTTTAAACTGCTTGCCGGAGAATTAACTAAAGCCCAGTATAAAAAACAAATTGGGGACATTCCTCAACGAATTAAAGCTTTCTATAATCCAGTCTGGGCAAAACAGCAAGGTCTTAGAGAAGGAGTAGAAATTATTCCTGCTGAATTAAGAAAAGGTATTAATTTTGAATTAGGTTTAATTTTTCAAGCAATACCTGACTGGGATGATTCTTTTGTAAGCCCGGATCAAATGAAGAAAGCAGAAAATAAAGCTCTAAAAAATTTAGAAAAAGATTCTCTTTATTATACCAAACTCATCGCTACAGGAGAAAAGCCTAAAAAGGATGAACCTGAAATGGAGATTGAGTATAAAGAGAGCAATGTAAGCGATACTACTAATAAGACTAAGGGAGATGGGTTTCTAAAGAAGGAACTCAAAAAAGACGAAGATTCTAACGTACAAACTTCCCTAAGCAAATCCGAAGCTAAATCAGGCAAACCCGAAGGTGTCACTCAAATGAAAGAAGCTTTTATGCCCGGGGTAGACCTAGGTGCTTCGTTTGAGAAGATGAAAGGTTCAATGAATGCAGAAGACGAGTTTGAAAAGTTGATGAAAGATTATGACTGGTATCATGAAATGAGTGATGATCCAAGTAAGTGGGATAAAGGACAAGAAGTTGAAATGAGGTTAAAAGATCTAGCCGATATAATCG